GAAGTCCGAAAGAAACCGAATCTTCCAAATGATTTACCCCTTCTGGACGTATCAGAAGAACGCGAATGCTCATGTCTTTGACATGATGTTCAGTCCTTGGGGCGCGTATCGTTTAGGTATCATGCGCCGAGCCCAAGAGGGTTCAACTGATTTGCTCACCTACGCTTTGTATGAGGGTGTCGTAGATCCTTATGGCGTAGACATGGAGTCACTCCGACAGATGCCTCAAGAGGAGTACCAGTGGTACTTCATGACGCGGAAGGTCATCGAGTTTGGTTATGGCCCTCTTGATAGTATCGATCCTATGACAAGGCAGTCATTAGAGTCTTCTTTTGGACCACTCGATAACCTTGACGAAGAGACCCGGTCTTTCATCGAGAATGGTTTCGGTGGTCCCGAGAAGGTACCGAAGGAAGTACGGGATGCCTTGAGGATGGTAACGCGCGGAAGATCTCAAGCTTACGAAGACGGCAAATCGATTGAGTTAGAGACCGAGTTTTATGAGGCTGCGATGCAACGTGGTCTGTCGCTTGATTCTTTTGTTGCACCGAAACCGTCTAAATCTAACAGGAGATTCTTCCAACGAGACGCTTCTGGCGTGGTGATCACTCGACGTGCAACCGAGTTAGTGCGTGAATATTACGGGACAATGCCTAATCTCAAGGAATATCCCTACACAGAGATATTCCTACCAGAATCAACCATTCATGCAGGGTTCAAGCATATCAGCGGTATCGTAGCTCTTTCGGTGCTGGGAGGCACCGCCCTCGCAGATGTGGCAACGAATGTTGCCGGAGGTGCTATCGATCTTGTGACAGGCGAACCAGAGTTTTCAACTGAAGATGAGATAGGTAAATTCGATATCTACAGCAAAGCTTTTGCGAACCTTGCGGCTGAAATGGCCCCCGTAGATCGAGGCTTTATTATCGGAGAAGTCCTCGCCCAAATGGACATGACTTCTTCTACGTATAAGCGCATTGACCCAAAAGTTGCGGGCTTCATTCAATCTATGGGTATTCCTGTCACAAAAAGAGAAGCGCCGACAGATACTCTGCAAGAAACTGCTCTTCGTAATCAGGGCTTTAGTGAAGAACAGATTAAAGCATTAAGTAAGGTCGGGGAAGATCGATACTACATCCCTCCGGGTATTCCGAGTATGCTCTTTCAAACCTTCCCTATGTTGACTGAACTTAACAATCTTGCGTTGATGGCGAAAGTCTCTGACGCATCCGCAGTATCGACACTACAAGAACGATTGTTAGAGCGAGCCGCAAGGGTCGCGGGGTTGACCGTCGATGAAGTTAATCAGTCAATAACTGCAGAAAGAGAAGAGCCACGCTTCAAGTCTACTACCCGTACCCCGCGATAGCTGATAAACTACGCGCAGCCGAGGTTTCCACTCATGATTTTTTCGTTTTCAAAGGCGGGCTTTAGTTTCGCTAACAACGTGTCGCTCTCTTCTTCGAGGGCTGTCGCGACGTGTACTCAAGATTCAACTAACGCCGCCGAGTCATTTACGTTTCCTCGATATGCGAATATTCGAAGCGTAGAGTTCCAACTCTCCAGTGTAAGTGGTGCATCGTCGATCACCTTCCGCATCACACGGGATGCTGCGGGGGATGTCGCACTCACAGACTCGATCACAAAAACGATTGTGACGGGCCATACAACTGCAGCCGACGGCTCCGTTGTCGTAGACTTTGACAAAGACGTCCACTTCATGACGGGTATCAATGTTGCAAACAACATCTTTGTTGTAGCAGAAACGAATGCAGGCACTGCAACCGCAGACATTCTTGTCAACTGGAGAGCATAAGCGATGGCTCAAGAACTAATCTTCAAGACTGCGGACCTGACGAGTCAGGGCACAAACAGCTACAACACGGTGCAGTTGCCCGAGTTTGGGTGTTACTCTCTCGTTCGAGTGACCTACAAAGATACTTCGGGGGCAGGCTCTACATTTCAACTCCGGCTTGGTGAGTCTTCGTCATTTACATTGAGTAGCGCGGACGAGTTCTACACAAGCACGGCAGCGATTGGTGAGGCGACTCAAGTAAACGACATGATGAACTTCCCCGTACCGTTTATGACGGATGCAAACGGGCGAGTCTACTTACACGTCGCTTACAACTCCGGAGCAGACAACGCCGGTACTTACGTGTTGTGGTTCCGTCGAGAGGTATTGAGATAATGCCTGTCGGACCTGGAACACCGTTACTTCCTGCGTTCCTGCCTTCTTCAGGTGGCGGCGTAACTCCTGCCGAAGATTCAGCCGACTATCTGAACACGGCGGATGCAGTCTATTCTACGGGCTCGGATGTCACTTGGTCTGATTCAGGTGCTGATGAGAATGTAATCTCGATGGAGATCGGCACGAACTCTACAGCCGCGAACAAGCCAAGCAACAACTTCGGCACCAAGTTCTTCGATACTGGGACAACGGTTGCAGACCTACCCGGCCTTCGTATGCAGTTCGACCGAGTAAGTTCGCCGGAAACACAACTCACCCAATGGCCCGTAGTGTGCGTTGGGTTCATTGTTGTACCTGATGCGACGACTCCAGTATTCGGTACACACAGCGCATTCTGGATTGCCGGTAAGTATGCCTTCACATCGAATGCTGATACGAACGGGCATAGTGTTCGAAGCAATGACCAGACGTACAGTTGGACATCCGTTCAGATGGATGACGGCCCTGCACCGACGAACTACCAGTTCAAGCAAGATCTAACGGTAAATATGTGGCAGCGAATGTCTCACGCGGATGGCACCGCAGGGTCGATTGGCGTTGGCTATTGGCTTGGAACTACCAACTACCCAGGCAGCGGTGGTGGAGGTACCAACCTACTCACAACCACGAAAAGCGGATTCACTACGCTAACTGCGACCGATAAAATCTACTCGTTTATTTCAGCGGGTGCGTACTCTGGTGGTTCGGGAACTCGAACGGTTACTGGCCGTCTTCGGGTCTACGTGAAGAAATGAGCAAACTCTCGATCAAAGTGGGCGTTAATACCTATGGTGGCTACGGATCTCTATCCGGTGACCAGCAGACGGTTCAGCGTTACATTACACAGTGTAATAACTCTGGCGGCACGATTCTCATCGACGATGAGGATGTCACTTTGGCGCAAGCCCAGTCTGCATTTGCTTCTGTTTTAGACGATGACGTTTCTGCTAATGTGCGCGTCGAAGAAGTTGATAGCGGTACAGATATCCCAGGCTCAATTACATTAATGCTTGTTTCGGAGTAATCCATGGCACTCACTACTTCACCGCGCGACTCACGCTTTAACGACATTATTATTCTTGAGAGCGCACTGAACAATACAGCAGTTGCAGACCTCGCGGGTAAAGCGGCTTCAGTCCATACCATCGATATCGACAACCAGTCGAATGCAGCCGCTTATGTCAAACTCTATGACGCTACGTCGGCTACCGCTTCCGATATCCCCGTCATCATTATTATGGTGATGAACGGGTTGCGCCGGGTCATTGAGATCCCTGACGGCATCGCTTTTACTAACGCCATCACAATGCGTTGTGTGACAGCGGGCGGTACCGGCGGAACAGGCAACCCTGCGGGCGGTAACGTCGGCGTTTCTCTTGTGATGAGTTGAGGTAAGTTATGACAGCTAGTGCAATCGTACTTGGTACAAACCTTTCCACTGATGTCATCGAAGACACCAGCGTAAACTCTACCGCGCAAAACAATGTGACGGGTGCTGCTGCTGTGTTCTTTGGTATCTTCATCGACAATACGGCAAACTCCGCTGCGTCTTTCGTAAAACTGTACAACCACGCGGCACCGACAGTGGGAACTACCGACCCTGACTTTGTGTTCATGTGCCCCGCTTCGGTAACTCGCCAGTACACCATGGTCGGTGGTGTTGCGATGGGCACAGCGTTGTCTTACGCATGTACCACTGCCGGTGGTACGGCTGGTACGGGTAGCCCCGGAAGCGCCGTTCTTATTCGAATCCTTGCCACATAGAGGTTGGTAATGTCTGACAAACTAAAGTCCCGTAAGTTCTGGTTCGCTCTTCTCGGTGCGATCCTCCCACTCGTCGCTCAAGTGTTGACTGAAGAAGTCGCGCTGGCAGAAGCACTGCAACTCTCTGTCGGTATCCTTGGCGCATATATTTTCGGGCAGGCTTATGTTGACGGAAACGCAGTCGCTGGTAGTTCTGATGATTCTGGGGATTCTAGCGCTGCTCCTGCTGACGTAGAGGAAGCCCCGGCTGAAGAAGCCGCTGAAGGGTAAGCTTATGGAAACGCTCGCGAGTCTTATCTCGATGGGCGTAGCCCTGTTTGTCGGGTTGCTGGTTGGTTTCTTTCGAGGGAAGAAGAAGCCGCCAGTGCCCGCACCAGACACGAAAGCAATCGAAGCGAAAGTTGAAGCTGTGGTTGAAGCGCACGAAGATGCGCAGGAAAAGATCGCAGAGGCCGCTGAAAGCCCGACGCCTGCCGCAGACCTGGCCGCGTTAGGCAACAAGAGGAAGAGGTGATGCTTGCACCGCTACTTCTTTTCACGGCCACCTTCGCTACCTCGTCTGCGGAAGAAGGCTCACTCGAAAAACCCGAAGCGCCTCCCGCCATCTCGGGTGAGTGTGCCGAGGTCTACGGTCTTGATGTTGGGCGCAGCCTCCCTGCTGGGCTACTCGATGACGAGGGCAAAGCCACTTGCGCTGCGCTTATCGTCCCGGTCAGTCAGTACCAAGACCTACTTCAGATCGAAGCTTGGGGAGATTACGTCGCAAATCGCTACCGTTTAGACACGGAAATGCTGACACTGCAGCGTGATTGGTATAAAGAAACGGTAGCCGAAAAGACACCGCTATTCCAGAGGCCGGGCGTTTTGATCGGCGTTGGTACCGTTGCTGGTGTTGCCGCTGTTGCGACATCGGCCTGGGCACTTTCAACCATCGCCCCATAGGTGTGTTACGATGAACGTAGATGTGATTCACAAGGTAGTATCTACTGTTATGGCAGGGTCTCTCGTGGGATTGATCAAGTTCTACGTCGATGTCAACACGCAGCTTGCTGTTTTGAACCAGCAAGTTCAGCAGGCTAATGAGACCGCCGACGAAATCCTTGAGATCCTCGACGCTATTGCACCCAGAACCACCCAGTAGGAGCACGTCATGTGGCAGACATTAGTTTTTATCGCGACAGTTTCGGCGGGTGATACAGAGCAGGTGCAATGTGCGGAAGACTTAAATGCGCGCATGGCTCTGGTGTTGGAGCGTCTTCAAGAGGTGCAGGCCCAGCAAGAGATCACGGCATCGGAGCCGACTTTGAACACCACAACTACTCCTGTGCAGGATGAAAGCTCCTCATCTACGCAACCGGCTCCGGTGCCACCTCTTCTCGACACGTCCGACGAGGATGCAGTTGCGGAGTCTCCTGTTTAGGCTGACACCCAGCCCCTGAACCATGACCAGACACGGGCGAACCAGCCCTTCTTGTGCTTGTACTTATCGAAGTCAATCCCCGC